TAAATTAGGGCTTTGCACTAGACCAATGACTTTAGAAGATGCAAAACGCCTTCCAAAGTCTTTTAAATATGAAATTAGGAAAGGTAAAAAACCCTCTTAAATCTAGTTTACGCTTAACATTCCCCCACTAAATACATCTCTTTCTTTGGCTCTTCTATTAATGAGTCCATCTAACTTAACACCACCACTATAGACGAAGCCATCATTCTCACCAAAGGCTTCTCTCTTAAATGTATCAAAGTCACCTAAGTTAAGTGCTACTAAAGCCTTAGACTTAGCAAAGTTACCTTGTCCTACATTAAAAATTAGAGATGTTAATGCTGCTCTTTGATTAGGGTTGAGGTCGATACTCACCAATCTATCTACAGCTTCTTCAGCTTCCATCATATCTTCCATAAGAAACTGATTAGCTTGCTCTTCGGTTATCTTTTCACCTTCACCTACTCTGTAAGTAGAACCATAACCCACAGTAACTATACCTCTCGCTTTTTCATCATCGGTAGCGTAGTAGCCTGTATCTCTATAACCTTCAAAGTCTTGTATTAAAGACATTGGGTTTGATAGCATACCTTCCATTAAAAGTATTTCTTTAAGTTGGAAGCCATAACTGTAGGCTCAAGACTAGCAAATGTATTCTCTTGCTCTACAGGGTTGTTGACCCAAGCAGGTTTAAAACCATATAAAGCTACAGCTTCATCGTAACCCTGTTTAGTCTGCCAGTAAGGGTCTTTTTCATTTACACTCCAGAAGTTAGTACCTTCAGCCATCATCCATCCGGGCTTTTCAGAAGTCTTAAGACTCGGTAATTTTTTTACAGGTGTATTTCTACCGCCAGTATCTTTTTTAGGCTGGGAAAACATACCGCCACCTAAGAACTCTTTTGCACCTGCTATAAGTGCTTTTTTAAGTTCTTGTCCAACATCATTAGCCTCATAGACTCTATCAGGTTCAGGAGGTGTCATCATTTTTGGAACTGCCTCAGTTTGTACTAAAGGATAACCACTTATAGGTATCGGTGTTCCATCTGCAGTAAATTCTTGTTCATCTACCCAGTCTACATTTGGATTGTAATTTAACATTCCAGAAAGATATTGCATTATGTCCATACTTTTCCTTATTTAACTATACCTTGTGCTTCTTTAACTGTTTCAGGGTCTTTTATCAATGGGCTAACTGCCATAAGATTACTCATAGAGTCTTGAAAAATTTTAACCTCTTCATCACTAAAACCAAAAGTCTTTTTTAATCTTCTTGAAGTAGCAGTAGATAAGCGACCATTATTAGCCATTGTCTCAGCCATAACAGTTCTAAACTTAGGTGTATAAACTAAATTTTTCCAATTATCTACACCAAAAACTGCAGCAATTGCACCTAAACCCTGACCCCATTTACCGCCAACTTTTTGACCACCTTCAGCACCTAATCTAGCAAAAGCCATAGTTGTAATAACTGAACTTGTTTTGTACTTTGGTTGCTTCTTTAAAACTTCATCTTTAAGTTGCTCTAACCCTTGCCAAAATTGTTTATCATTAGGATAAATTTCTTCAAGTAATTTAAAACCAGATTTACTATCAAGAAGTTTATTTAAGCCTTTCATGTTTTTATCATCTAATACAAGACCACCAAGACCTTCTCTAATTGTTTGTAGTATTTCGTCATAAGTATTGTTTTTACTACCACCTGCTTTTAGTGCAATGCTGTCAATAGATTTTATTGATTTTTCAAGTCTTTTTAAATCTGTTAAAGCAGTTTTGCTAGTAGTTACTTCTTTTAAAATATTTGTAGAAAAAGCATTTCTGTCTAGTATTTCTTCAGTTGATATTATTTTATTTATTCTTTTCCCGTATTCTGTTTTATACAAAACATTATCTAAATCTTTATTAGCTTTGAATAATATTTCAAATTTTGCTTTATCTTCTTTAACTACATAATTTCTGGCTAGTTCTTTGAGTTCGCCATACCTATCCATATATGCTTTACTTGTATTAGTAGAGCCGCCTTTAGCATCTTTAGAGCCTTCAGAAAGCTCGTATAATCTTGCTCTAATAGACTTCAAACCTTCTGTTTGATTTGCAAAAGTATCTTGACCAAAATTCTTTTCTTTTATAGCTTTGTGTAATGCTGTTATTTGTTCATCTTGTTTAGTAAAAATGTTTGTTCCTAATTTATTAATAACATCATTAATATCATTATCAGGTATTTCGTTATATTTTAAATTTTGGAAGCCATCACTTATATTTTTATTAGTTACATTTAATAAATCGTCTACTTGCCTAGTTAAATTATTAGCAGCATCATCTATGTAAGCAGAATTAGCTTTAAGTAAATCTGTTGCTTCATCTTGAATGTTCATTACTGTGGCTCTTTGACCAGCAGTTCTGTTTTTTAAAAAACTATTGACAGGATGAGTAACGCTACGAATCGTGCCTCCAGCCATTGCATCAATTGGAACTTCTTTGCCAATTAAAGGTTTTAAAATTTTATTTGTAAGTTTACTACCACCTTCAAAAATAGAAGGCACAACTGATGATACAGCAGCTACAGCAGCTACTTGTTTACCACTAATTTCATCTCTCATTCCTAAGTCTTGCTGTACCATTTGATTAGATAAATCAGCAGAAGCACCAAAGCCTGCTGAAGCAGTAGCCATAGATAGTTTAGTAGCTATAGAATCTGAGATTTTATTTCTTAATACAAATTTAATTGGTTGTTTTGCTATAGCACCTGCAAAACCTGTCGCATAAGTCATAGGGTCAGTCGCAGTATTAACTAATTGATTTTTTGCTTGTATAGCTAAAGGTCTTGAGCCATCTTTTCTCCAATCAGTATCTACATAAGTTTCAAATACACTTGACAATTTTTCTAATTGTTCAGGTGTGTAATTCTTGTAAAACATATTGTCATTAGCTAAATCAAAAAGTGTGCCACCTATGTTTTGCTCCATCTCATTAAAAAGATTGAAACTTTGGTTTACTAATTTTTTTTCATTGCCTGTAAATTTTGTTCCAGTTTCTAAAGCGTGTAAATCTTTTAGCTTTTGTACATAAGCATCGTTATAAGGCAATTCCTCATAAGTCAGTTTTAAATCATCTAATTTATTTCTAATTTTTACAGCTACATCAAATTCTGCCCTAGTTGGTTTTCTACCAATAGGGTTCATTGCTTGGTCATAAAGTTCTTGGTACTTTATTCTTTCTGATTTTCTGTCTTTAATTTCTTTTTCTGTAAAATCTGGATTAGTTAATAAATCAGATATTTTAGAAGTAGTAACATTCCACACATTGTTTAAAAAACTCATGTTTACTCTCCCTAATTATTTTGTGCAGCTTCTAATTCTGCTTTTAGAGCATCAAAAGCAATATCATTTTGTTTCGTTTGTTCTTCAAGAGTAATATTGTCTTGACTTGTTTCTCCTAATAAACTCATCTTATTTTCAAGATTAAAGAAGTTTTCTAGTTTGTTTCTCCATTTATTTTTTTCTTGTTTGTATTGAGCGTAACTAGCTTCTGGATTATTAGCTACCCAATCAGTCATGTAATCATCCATGTCACTTTGTTTATCAGCTAGAAATAAATTATATTCAATCAATAATTTATTAGCTTGCGGGCTTAGCCCTAACCTTGCCCTTGATGCTTCAACAAATTCAATATCTTTATCAGAAGCAGCACCAGATAGTTTTTGCACTTGATTTAATGCTTCATTTTTAAAAGCAACACTTAATGCTTCTGATGAAGCTGTTTCAAAATTAGCACCAAAAATTCTGTTAGCAGCTTTTTTAGCAGAAAGTATATACTCTTCACCATACCCAGTTGTTGCTCCTGCCTCAAATAATTGATTCATAAAAGTTAAGTTTTGTATTTGCTCCCCAGCAATTTTCTTTTCTTTTTCTAAATTTACTAAATCAGCATTAATAGATTTTTGTTGTATTTCATAGTTTTTTATTTGTTGAGCTTCTGCAATAGGGTCTCCAGCACTTAAATAACGCATGTGTTCATAAACTTGTTCGTCAGTCCATTCTGGATTTTCACTCTTCCAATACTCATAATCTCCAACATCTTTACTAACATCTGGTGTATTTGATGTTTCTTTGGGTAAGGTGTTCAATACTTTCTGAACTGCTGCTGCATGCTCTGAAAAACCATTAGCAAATAATTCATTTATTGCATTTCTATAATCTTGTGGAGTTTCCAGAGTAGTGTATTTACTTAACAAGCTATTAAGTTTTTGTTCTTGTGCCATTCTTGCTTGTTCTTGTGCAATTACAGGTTCTTCTATGCCAAGCATACCTCGCATACCTTGTCGCATTTGTTCAGCACCTTCAGCAGCAAGATAAACACTACCACTACCTTGCATATTTGCTGCTTCTGTAGCTACTCTTTGTCTTTCTTGTGCAAGTAAGTTGTCATACATTCCCATAATATCTCCTAACTAAATAATCCGCCAACTGCTTTACCGAGAAAACCACCAATACCCGGTGCAATTGCATTTCCTGCCATTCCTAAAATATCAGCTAAGCCACCACCTGTTTTAGCTTTAGTATTCATCTGGTTTGTATAAGCGGTACTTAAACCAGCAGGAGGTGTTACATCAACTCCCATTTTTATAGCATCGTTAATTTGTTGACTATTAATAGCATCTTGTCCATAGATATTAGCTATAGCAGCATTTTGATTTGCTACAATTGCATTTCGCATATCTTGTCCTTGTGCTATATAACCTGCTCTTTCCGCAACATTAGCAAAATTTTGGTTTTGTACTGTTGTACCAAACATATTATTACCAATATCAGAAACATCTATGCCTCTAGCATTCATCATTTCTAATACTTGTGCTTTTTCTCTATCTTGTGCTAGGTTTCTCGCACCAGAGGCTTGATTGTACATGTAATCAGCATATTCATAAGGATTCATACTGGCTAATTGATTGTTATAACCTTCAACTTGATTATAAATTCCAGTCAACATACCTTCTCTTCTATCGCTTAATTTTTGTTTGTAGGTTTTTGTTACAGGGTCAAAATAAGTTGAACCATCAATACCTTCAATGTTTCCACCTTGTGCAGCATCAATTGCTTGATTAAAAATGCCTTGATTGTTAACTACATTGTCATTAGCAAGTTTGTTACCGTATAAACCCTTGCCAAAGCCAACAGCAGAATTTACAAAATTTTCACCTAAATTTTTGTCTACTAATTGTTGAGCTGAAACTTGGTTTCTAGGAGTCATACCTATTGCCATATCAGCATAAAAATCTCTTGCCATCTTAATCTCCTGTCCTTGTAAATCCGTTATTATCTATTGCTGTTCCTGCACTACCGCCTGACCCACCAGAGCCTAGTCCATCACCTGATTGACCGCTTTGTCCAGAAGAACCGTTATTACCTACTGAGCCTCCAGAACCACCAGAGCCAGCAGTTGTTGTTCCTCGGCTACCACCTGCTATCGCACCAATACCGCCACCGCCAGCACCAGTTAAAGTACCTGCTCCACCGTTACCCGATTGTCGTATACATCCAGAGCCACTACATTCAGCGTTTCTTGAACCGCCAGAGCCAAAGGATTGTCCTCCTCCGCCTCCGCCTCCACCAGCGTAGTCACGGTCAGAGAAACTTTGGTCATCAGTAGAGCCACCTCCGCCTCCTCCGCCTCCTCCTCCACCGAGGATTGAGCCATTGTTGTCTAAAGTAATATTTTTTTCTAGCTTTAAAGCTGTGCCACCATTACCGCCAGACGAACCATTAGCAGAAGCAGCACCTCCACTACCTCCTGACCCTCCAGCACCATAAATATAGCCATTGTTAATAATAGTAAGAACACCAGCAACACCACTTCCAGTAAGTAAAGCAGGAGTACCTGTAGAGTCTGAGTAAACATAAACTCCAGAATTAATGACTACATCTACATCACCTAATTTTTGGTCAGAAGTAAGTACAGTATCTAGGTCTAATTTATTAACATTACTTGAAACTGTATAAGTATATTTCCTTTGATAAAAAGGCTTCCAAGAACCACCATCTTTGACACTAGCGGTTAATACTTCTTTCCAAGCACCACCATCTTTTACAGAAACCTTTGTAGGTTCTTTCCAAGTTCCAGAATCGTTAATCTTTAAAGTCATATTAGCTTGCTACTTGATACCAAATATCTCCGTTAGACCCACCACTTGCAGCAGAAGTGCTTACTGTTCTATCACCGTGTCCATTCTTGCCAGCACCTATCTCAGTCTGTACATAAGCTGTTGTTGCTACTTGTGTTGTGTTTGTATCTGCTGAAGCTGTAGTTGCACTAAATGCTTCTGAAGCACTACCATTCAAATCAGCCTTAGTGTTGACTGCTGTTTGAACTGCTGTAAATTCAGTATTAAAATCTGCACCAGATATTACTTTGTTTGCATCTGAGTCAGCTAGTGCATCTTTTCCTGACCATGCTACTGCTATAGTGTAATTACTCATCGTATTTTTCCTTGTTTATGTAGAAGTGTTAAATCTTGTAGTGAAGCATCAAATCCATTTGACTCAATACTAATTTCTAGTTTTAAGTTTTTAGCCGAACCTGTTAATGGTGTTTTGTATTCTTGTAATCCGTATACAGGTTTATAGGTAATACCTGATTTACCATACAAAGATGTACTAGCACCCCATAAAGCTGGTGTACCTGTTGTTACTGGGTTTAAAGTTATAGCTGTAGTGGGTGATGGACTTGGACTATAATCTTTATACCACTTTAGACCCAAAGTTGCTCCAGACCCGCCCTCAAGAACCATAAATAATCTTTTAAGTAAAGAGGAGGCTACAGACTGTCCTAAATTAATCCAAGTAGTTGCTATTCCACTAGTGTAAGAACTATTAGTGTATGTTTGAGAGCCACCGGGGTATGCTAAATCAACATCGTAATAACCTTCATACCCAGCAAGACCACCATCTTTTTGTCCAACTAACAAACCATATAACTCAGTATAAGCTAGACTTGTAGGTTCTCTGTCATTGTCAAAAGTCCATGTCGTTATGCGTGGTGCTTGATTAGGTGTAAAGTGTTTAAAGTCAAAAACATAAGTAATATTGTTATCAACAAAAGACAAAATATATATACCTTCATTTTCAACATAGACTGCTTTTACATTTGTGCTTTGCCCAACATTTCTGATAAGTGTATCTTTGATGTTAAGTGACAAATCTTGCATGGGTAGTTTGTCTTTCTCTGTAGTACGACCAAGACTTCTTAACCCTGTACTTGATAAAAATACTAAATCATCACCAATAGCCTGAACACTATCTCTTGATACGCAACCTACACCTCGTATAACTTCGTTAAGTGCCATACTGCCAATAATGTTTGGACTATCGTATACAGCAATATTGTTTTTTCCAAATACAACTAACTTACCATAGAAAGGTGCTATAGCTACTATGTCATCTACACCCCATACAGTCTTTAAATCTATAAAACCACCATTAGAAGCACCGTTTTCTGCTGTAGTTCTAAAGTCATCAGCATCAAGCAAGGTAGAATAGTACAGCACATCTTTTTCTTCTGCTACACCGCCCACCCACATACGACCATAAAAACCCATACCGCAACTTGGTTTAAACTCACCAGAAGTAACACCAGATGGTCTATGAGCATTGTCAAAAGCTGCCCACTTAGAGCCTGAACCCTGTGAGCCATCGTATCTTTGAGGCACTATGCCTTCATGAATACAAGTTAATCTGCGGTTAAACTCAATAAACTGCCATTTACCTGTTGAACTTCCTACTGTATGTTTAACATCAGCACCACTACTAGGAAAAGCAGCATTAGGTGCGGTAAAGTCTATTGTGTATATGCTTGTACCGTGACTAGCAAATATCTTGTTTGTGCCACCATCATTATGCTCAACAAGAGATGCTATCGCTGTACCGCTTGGAGTTACCTTTTGCTTTAAACCTTTCCTAAAAGCAATACGACCAGACTCTCTTATCACTACATTTTCTGCTTTTGTCAAAAACGATGTATCTAAAGAAGCAGGATTGTCTTGCGTGTTAAGACCGTTTAGTCCTATATCAGTTAGAGGTTGATAGGAAATTTGTTTAGCCATTAAAATCTAATCCTAATTAATATTGACCACTATAATTTTCGTTAACATACCAATCTGTTTCATATTGTGTATTTCCACTATCAAGCATAATTGCTTGTTTAAGTGCTTGGTTTGCTTCTTCTGCTGCAATAGATGATTGTGTGCCACCATCTTCACCTCTTTCTGCTATGGCTCTTGCCCATGCTCCAAGTACAACTGGTTTTGCTGGCACTTTGATTGTTGTTGCTGCTAGAGTTAGTTCGTCTTGTGCTTTAATTATGTCAAAAGAAATTGTTTCAGCATTAATTGGAACAGGTGATAAATCAACCTTTAAATTATTACTACTATCAGCACCGTTAAAACCGTAATAATGAGGTTCACCAGTAGGGTCTGTAGGGTACTTTACGCTGTTAAGGTAGCTTCGGCTTACCTGACACAATTGAGTGCCTGTAGTGTTGTTTATTGCATCTACTATTTTAAATTCTTGGCCAGAAGATAAATTGTAATTCTTAGTACCTGCTACTGTAGAAATATCGACTGTTTCTCTAAGCACTAACCAATCATGATAATTTTCTACAGAACGCTTAGAATCATTGACCATACTACCAATAACTTTTTGATAATCACTTACTGTTGATGAGTCATTGATATTTCCAGACCAATCAGTAAGAATCGTATCTTCTCTTAGCCTTATTAATACCTCGTTAATTAGTTCTCTATAAGTCATATTATTTCCCTTTTGCTAATTGCGCCCCAAAATAGAACTCTATAATCATAGTTGCCCATCCAAAGATTTCATCCATCTTCAATACTGCTCCAGCTTCTAATTTGACATACTCAATAACATCAGGAGTTAATTGAAATCCTAGTATGCTAAAACCTTCTGTAGTTGTCGGCACAATAGTAGGCACATCAAAAAAAACAGGTGCTATTTGAGTAAATATAATTAAAGCCAAGATGACAAATATAATGACCCTTCGATTAAGGGCAGCCATAGGACTTTCTTTGTCTGCTCTATCTCTTGCTTGATTGATAGAATCGTTGCGTGCCTGCAAGTTTTGTATCATTAACTTTTGGTTTTCTTGTGCTGCTTGACTTTTAAGTGCAAACAACTTAGCAACAAATCCTAAAGCTATAGGTGCTACATTAGTTAAAAATCCAATCATGCGACTAACCTCAATACATTAAAGACACCTACCTCAGATGCTATAAAGTAAGCAAAGCCACCTAACAAGAAATATCTGATTTGATTAAGCATATTAAATATCTGTTGTATCTTGGAATTAGTGTCATCAATCTTGCTAAACAGCTTGGCTATCTGTCCAGAATGTTTATCTAATTGCAATTGAACTCTGTTATCATCCATCATCTTTTCTTTTTATTTTTTTTAGATGGTCTGCCTCTTTTTTTTCCGTAAGTTCCTACTCCGTCTGGCATAGTTTTCTCCTAGTTAGCTAGTGGGTTATCTAAAGACTCTTGTATTCGCTTTTCCATGTCTACTTTAGTCTTTTCTACTTTGATTTCAAACCTGTCTAGTTTGTCATCATAGTTTGTTAATTTTGTGTCGACTGATTGCAACTTACCATCAACCTTTGACTCTAAGTTCCATTGAGCATTTCTGAGGTCAGTCATGTCTTTTTTTAACTCTATTTTGATAGCATCAGCATGTTCTTCAATTCGCATTACATCACTTGATGTTTTTGCCATCTGTCCAGCTATAGCATCAAGGTCTAAATTTGCGATTCCTTCGACCTTTTGATACATAAGAAAGCCACCGTATAAAGTACCAATAATCGTTGAAATAAACGCAAATGCTGCAACGATACTAGCACCACTTAAACGCAATCCAAATAGCTTCAACTTTCTATCTTTTAAGCCTTCGCCTTTGCTTACTAATTCTTCTAAGTCAGCCATCAGTTATTGAACGCTCCATCATTCTGTAATTGTCTTAAGTATTCAATTTCTTGCTTTAATCTTTCTACTTCTAGCCTTCTTCTTTGTAGTTCTA